ATTTATCATTGTTGTTATTTTTGAAGTTTAATTCTCTCCTCAATCAATAGTCTTGTTTCTTGATTAGAAGGGTTCTTTAAGAAGCTAATAGTAGCTATTAAATCATCTCCAATCTTTTCTTTAGAACCTGCAATAAAATATTTCAATCCTTGCTTTTCTAATACTTCTGATTGTACTCCTTCTGAAATTATTTCTCTAATATCATAATCAGGATTATTGATAATTTCTACATAATCTTTGATTCTTTTTTCAATAATATCAGATACTTCTTTTTGTAAGAATCCTAATTGAGCATCTTTTGCAATCTTTTTGGTAGCATGACCAAATGACTCATTAAAAATAATTAAGAAGGTTCTTAACTTAGATGCGTTATTCTCCATCTTACCATAGCTTGACCAAGCTGTTTTAGCAAGATTAGTTTTTTCTTTATTAATCCTTTGTACATCATCTAAATCTTCTATATAATATTTTGTTTTTCTAGCTCTTGCTTGAGATTCACTCTCAGCTACAAGATACTTATTAGCAATTGCTATTTTATATTTAATATAATCTAGCGGTGTAGAAAGATCTAAAGTTACAGTATCTCTACCTAAAGAAATATATTGGTTATGCCAAAAGTTATCTTTTTTCTTATGAATAGACAATTCATTGGTATCCATGTGCATAGCTTGCTCAAGATATAATTTTTCATCATTAGTAAGAACATTAGTAAGTTGACCACTTCTTAATTGTGGACAAACTAGTCTATCAAATGTTCCTTCCATTTTAAAGAATGCAGGACTCTTAGGATTTTTAACCCATCCTGGGTTAGATAAATTAGGCTTAATATAAACCTTTTTTGTTGGTAATACAAATTCACTCATAGCTTCTTTTTAATTTAAATTCTCTCTCAATTTATTTAATTATTCTTCCTTTTTAGAATCTCGTAAGATTCAGTGAAAGTAAAGGGGATTGCTCCCCTAGTACTTTTATAATTTTTCTTAAGCTGCTAAGACTGATGGAATCAAACTTGCAGTTCGAGAAGGATCTCTTACGATAGCACCTATTCCAAAGCAAGCTCTGTGATAAGTAGCACCATCGACTGAATTACCCATGAACTCAGAGTTAGGAGCACCAGTGAATGGATTTCGCAATCCTTTTTCCCATCCTCTAACTTCTTCTTGTCCTTTAACCATTGCTTTCTGGATGTTTGGCTCACCATCAATTGTACCAATATCCATGATATCATATCTGTAAGATTCAGCAACCCCACCATTTGGATGAAGAATTTTGTTTCTTACTTTGTTGTCATAGAACGGATCTACTTCAACAGATACTTTAATGTTATTTGGTGCAATGAATTGTGTGAATTGATATCCAACACTCAATGCGTTAGGGTGTAATGGAGAACTTACTTTCTGAATTGCATTGATACCAGTGTTATCAAATCCAAGACTATTAGCAGTTGCAATCCATCCAGAACCATCTTCACTGATTGCTTTGTGGAATTGGCTTGCACCTCTTTCACCAGTCTTCAATATGAAGTGTCTTTCATCCATAGATAGTTTACCTTCTGATAATTCAGTCAACATATCTTCCAAGAACTTGATGCTAAAGTTAGTATAGTAGAATGTATTGGAAGTTTCCATTTGTTCTCTAATACCAGCACCTTGTTTCAATACGTGTCCAGATTTACCAATGTTATGGTAATCACCATTCTCATCTCTGTTGCTTCTAGCAAACATCAATACCTTATTTTTCTCTTGGGCAAAGTCATATTCGAATTTCCATTCAACATGTTGCATCCAAAGAGGTTGCTGTACGATAGCTCCTGTCTTAGGGTCTTTTACTGCTAACATAGAACCAATTCTTCGATCCTTCATGTTACCAGGTGCAGTGTGCTGCATTCTAATAGAAGAGAATTCGTTTCTTAAAGCAATTGGACTAGAGAACCAGATATCACCACCTTTGATAGATAAAGTATCTTCAACAAGTGAGAATTCTTTGGAGAACCTCTTACCACCTACTAATTCAGAACCTGGCATACCATCAATAGCATTACCCATTAACTCTACTTCATATTCCCATAATCCACCTGCAATCAATACTGGCTCGTCTAAGATTCTGATTTGATAAAGTTCGTTTCTTTCACCTACGATGATGTTAACATCAGAGAAAGCTCTTTCCTGAAAATACAGTTTAAAAGAAGCCCTACCTGCACCAACACCTGTGGTTACGTCAGTTACTACTGATCCTTTCCATGTAGCTTCTACAAGTGGAAAATTTCTTTCGTAAGCTCCAATTAAATCCCATGTAAAGTCATCGTCTGTGTCGAAGTACTTTGTAGGGAATTTTGCAAGCATGCTTTCAAGATTTCCACCATAACTAGTAGCTAACAATTTTGTCATTAAATTGGATGCTTTTTGAGGACTAGCTTGGTAAATAGAAGCCAAGTGAGACTTGGTTGTCAATCCACTCCAATACTGAGACTCAAACATTTGAAATTTTCCTAATTGTGCACTCATTTTTTTGTTAGTTTATTTTTTGGTTTGTGTATAAATTAATTAAAGATTATCTAATACTAATTTTAAATTATCATCAATATCAAAATCCATATTTTGTTGAGATTGTGCTCCTGATGGAATAAATGTATTTCCTTTTATAAAATCATCCAATTCTTTAACAGCTTGACTTTTACTAGTTTTTACAACTTTATCAAAGTTTTTAAATCCGTTAGTAAGATTAAATAGGTAATGCATTTTAATTGTAAAGTTAATTGGATCTTCCATTCTAGCTTTAGTTAAAGCATTAAGTGGTTTACCATCTTTAGATTGACCAACAGTTTTTGTCATTTGATTAAAAATATCATTCTTGACTTTTTCATTGATCTTAATTCCTGGAATGATTTCTTTTAAATCATCTACAGTTGTTTTTATTTTTTTAAGCTCATCCTGTTCTTTTTTAACAGCATTAAGTTGAGCTTGTTTTTGATCTTGTATTCTTTGATCAAAAGCTTTTTTTGTAAAAGTTTTTACAGATGCTAAAGCTTCAAGTGAATCAGCTAAATCTTCATTCAAATCAATACTCCTTTGCGCTAATTTCGTAGCCTTTACTTGATCTATCCCTTGATTCATATAATCTTGGATGATAATTGCTTTTCTTAAATCTTCACTTTCTTTTAAAGCTTCATCTGTAATTTGTTCAAGTTGTTGTTCAAAACTTTTAACTTGTTTAAATTCTTCGACTGGAATCCCTGTCCTAATTGCTTCGAGATATTGTTTTTGGTCTTCAGTAAGATCAGAATATTCATTCTTTTTAATCTCCTCTTTAATAACACCAAAAAGGTCATCTACAGTTTTAATTTTAGTAGGATCTTCCAGAGAAGAGATTATTCCTTCATCAGCAAGTGCAGAAGCTAAGGAAGAATAAAGTTTTTGAGAGGAAGCATCACCTTTGAGGGAACTCTCTTCATCTGGTTTATCCTTATCAGCTACGTCCTCTTCCTGGTCTTTGAGATCAACAGGATCACTGCTTTTATCTTTATCAGAATCTTCATCCTGATCTTTATCTTGTATTGGATCATCAGTTGGATCAACTATTTCAAAGTCTTCACCAAATGCTGTCATATCTAATTCTAATTCATTTTCTTCAATAGCCATAATTTTTTTTCTTTTATTTCCTCTCTCACTACAAATATAAAATCTAATTTTTTATATATACAATATCCTTATCTAGTAAATATTTCTTTAAAAATAAACATTATAACACTTAATATAATGTTTATTTATTAGGCTTACTCTTTTGTATTCGTGATACTGCAATCTTTTTATCTTCTTTCTCCATCTTATCTTTATGCATCAGCATTTGTTGATCTAAAGCTTTTAACTTAACCATAATATCATCTTTATGTTTTTGTATATCAAAAGCTACTCCATCTTCATCTACTTCTCCATTATCAATAGATGCCTGTACACTCATCTTTAAACCTTCAATAGTTAATTTAGTCTGATTATCTCTAATGTTCATTAAATCATCAGCTTCTATTTTAGCTCTTTCAGCTTCAGCTTTAAGTGCAACTTCTTGCATTCTAGCATCTCTTTCAGCTTGTCCTGCTTGAGCATCTCTTTGATTCTTTTCATTTTCTTTAGATTCTATCTTTCTTCTAATATCAGAAATAGATTCAGAAGTATAAATAGACATTAATGTAGAAAAATCCATCTTATCATTTTGAATACCTGCATGTGCAAGTTCTCTCATAGCTCTATCAAGCTCTTGGTACTTATTATTTAAAGAAACCAATATACCATAATCTGATTCAGCAAACTCACCGCCATCTAAACTTAGAGCAGCAATAGTATCATCACC